CCCGGCTCCGTATGGCTCCAAGCCGGAGTCTGACCCCGCCGCACAGGCGGCCGACTCGGCGCGCGTCAAACGACGCCAGGTTCAACTCAACCAGATCAACTTCGAGGATGAACTGCAGCGTCTGCGCGACGCCGGGCAGACTCGAGTCCTCAGCGCGGCCGAAAAGGCTCGCCGCGAAGAATTGGCAGGGTTGATCGCCGCTCGCCAGGCCAGCGACGAGGTGGTTGCTGGGGCGGAGCGCCGTCGCGCCATCGCGCACGAGACCGCCGAGATCGCTCGCCAGGACGAAGCTGCGCGCAAAAAGGCTGAGGGCGAGCGCGAGAAGGCGATCAATGACTTCGAGCACAAGGTCACGGGCGCGGAAGGTGGCGCGGCGAAGAATCCGTACTCGACGGCGAAAGGGTTCGGCCAGTTCACCGAGACGACGTTCCTCGAACAATACAAGAAGTTGTTCGGCGACGACGGCAAGAGCCGCAGTCAGATCCTCGACCAGCGCGGCGATCCCGCCGTCGCCAAGGGCGTGATCGACCAGTACGCCCGCGAAAACGCCAAGGCCATCGAGCGCATCCCCGGCGCGATCGTCACGGCAGCGAATCTCTATCTGCTCCACTTCCTCGGCGCCGGCACCGGCTCGGCGGTGCTGCGCGCCAGCCCGTCCACGCCGGTCGACGAGATTATCCGCCGCTCCGATCCCCGAAACGCCGCAGCGGCGTTGAGCGGCAACCAGAAGTACCTGCGCACCGAGAACGGCACCGGCCGCTACCGCACCGCCGCCGAGTTGAAGACCTTCCTCGCCGGTCGAGTGAGCGACACGGGATCGGCACAGTCAGAGGCGCAGGCGGCTCAGGCGAAGCTCGCCAGTTCGTCGGAAGATCGCCAGGAGAATCTCAACAAGTCGATTGCGAAGACGGTCAACGAGGAAAATCGCCTGATCGCCGCCCTCAAGGCCGAAGACGGGTTGCGGGATGGGGCGCTGCTGACCGAACAGCGCAACCAGGCGGTCACCAAGGCACGGCTCGACCTGATTCAGCGGGTCGAGGACGCCAACAAAAACCTGAAGCCGGGCGAGAACCCATCGGTCGTCACACCCGAGCAGATCGACGAGGCTCAGCGCCTCGCCGCAGCACTGTTCGATGTGCAGCACGCCAAGGAGGTGCTCAACGCCCCACTGGCAGCACAGCAGCGAGACATCGACCAGAAGAAGGAAGAGGTCTCGCTGCTTGAGCAGGAGGCCCAATACCTGCGCTCGATCGGCGACAATAAGTCTGCCGATGCCATCGACAAGCAGATCACCAAGGTCAACTCGTCGATGGCATCGTCGATCGACGCGCTGATTGCTGCCTATGAAGCACTGACCCCGGCACAACTCGCGACGCTCGGCATTACCGACGAGGCGTTCAAGAACCTGCTCAAGCAACTCCAATTGCTCAAGCAGAACACGCAGGAGTGGGGCAAGGTTGCCGGCGTTTCGGGCAAGGACATCGCCCAAGCCTTCGCCGGCAACGCGGCCAGTTCGTTCACCAACTTCATCAACAAGGTTGCCTCGGGCGAGAACGTCTTCAGGTCGCTTGGCGAGGCAATTCGGGAGTTCGCTGCAAACTTCATTGGCGCCGTTGCGCAGATGATCCTGCAGATTCTCGCCTATGCTGCGGCGGTGGCAATCCTGAAAGCGCTCGGCGTGACGGTGCCCGGTGGCGGCGCAGGCGGTGCAATCGGCGCCATCTTTGGTGGGGCGGCAGGCGGCGCGGCGGGCGGGGCAGGCGGCGTGATCGTCAACCTCGGCACCAATGCAGGCTTCGGGCTGAACCACAGCGGCGGCATGGCCGGTTCGGCCGGTAGTGTCACCCGTCGCCTCGATCCAGCCATTTTCGCGGGCGCCATGCGGTTCCACAATGGCGGCATTCCCGGTCTGGCGCCCGACGAGGTGCCGATCATCGCGCGCCGCACCGAAGAGGTGTTGACCGAAGGCGATCCCCGCCATCGCAACAACGGCGGACTGACCCCGTCGGGACAGGGTGCGGTTCATATTTACAACCTGTCGGACCCCGACAAACTCGCCGAGCAAGTGTTGCGCAGCCCGGCCGGCGAACGCGCGATCATCAACTTCATGAGCGAGAACAAGCAGGCCGTTAAGGTGGCGATGTCGTCGTGACCCTGTGGCCGTTCCCCCCGAACTGGAAGACACCCTATACGCTGTCATTCGAGTTCAGGACCGACATCTTCACGAGCCGCTCGGGCAAGGAGCAGCGCCGCGCCGGGCGGCAGACCCCGCGGCGCACGATCAAGTTCAGCGTGCTGCGTGGCGATGATGATTTCCGCAAACTCAACGCGCTGATGCGCAGCGCGCAACGAGCACCCCTGGCGCTGCCGGTGCTGGCCTGGCACCGCCGCGTGGTGGCTGGTGCGATGACCGGCAGCAGCACGATCACGCTCGACAGTCTCGCCGACTGGACCCTCGATGGCACGACGATGATCCTGGCCGATCGCACCGGCTATGCGGAGGTCGTGTGCCACCTAGCGGGCGGTAACGTGCTGACGCTGACAAGCCCGCTCACACGCGACTGGATCGAGCCGAAACTGCATCCACGAGCGACCGGGTGGCTCGACCCCACGCTCAGCGACCAGGTGTTCGGGCGCCGCGTGATGAATGTGCCGGTGACGATTTCGGTCGACCCCGGCAGCTTCGCCCCCGAGTTTCCCGGCGATCCCGAAGAGGTGTTCAACGGGCGTGAGGTGATGCTGTTCTCGCCGAACTACAGCGGTGCGATACCGGGCGGATTCCACATCGCCCGTGAGAGTGTGGACTTTGGATATGGTCGCATAGCGACATATCTCCCGGTGCAGTTCATCACCCGCACCAAGCAGTTCCAGATCCTCGGGGGCACGCAGGCCGAGCGGCAGCGCATCGTGGCGTTCTTCCTGCGCATGGTGGGGCAGCAGCGCGAGTTCTACATGCCCGCAATGGCAGATGACCTTCCCATCGTCGGCGGAACGTCGACTACGGCCGTAATCGCGGGTACGTTGGCGAACGATGTCTACCATGCAGATGCCACCAACCGGGCGGTGATCGTCGAACGCGATGGCGCCCACTATTTTCGTCGAATCACCGGGACAACCGGTGATGGCATGAACTCGACGCTAACCACCGACACCGCGTGGCCGTGGGCGCTCGACGCGTCGAGCACGATGCGCTGGTTGAACGTATGTCGCTTCGCCGTCGACCAGTTCGACCTCGAATGCTTGACCGATGAGGTGACGCGCGCGCAGATTTCCGTTCTCACGCTTGAAGACCTTGCGGTCAGCCTGATCGACGACGCGCTGCCCGGTCTTGATGGGGCGGCCGCGTTGGGACTCAGCACATGGGGGTATGCCGGGTTCGGCGTGCTCGGAGACACGTTCGAGCGAATCGTCGACACCTACACCACAGCAACTGAGAGTTTCGGCTGATGAGTTTTTCGGACAAGGAGACTTCGCGGTACTCGGCCAAGCCCGTTGAACTATACCTGTTCGTTTACGGGGATGCCGATACCACCGTGATCGCCTACACGACCGCCGAACAAGCGATCACATTTGGCACAAACCCGGTCAGCGGCGTCCCTTTGGTCTATCAACCAGTTCCCCTGTCCCGCGGCAAGATCACGATGTCGGGCACGCTCGACAAGGCGACGCTGACCGTGACGGTGCCGCAGGACAGTTCCATTTCACTCCTGTTTCGCACGTACCCACCCTCTTCGGTCACCAGTCTCACCGTCCGACAAGGGCACGTCGGCGACGGGGATTTCAAGGTGGTGTGGATGGGGCGGGTGTTGTCGCACTCGCTCAAGAAGTCGCAAGCAGAACTCACTTGCCAGTCTTCGGCGACATCGATGCGCCGCGTTGGCCTGCGCCGCCGCTACCAGTATGGCTGCCCGCTGGTGCTTTACGGCGCTGACTGCCGGGCCAACAAGACAGCCGCGACATCAACCCTCACCGTCGATGCCGCATCGGGGTCGCGCGTGACGATCCGGGGAACGTGGGCTGGTTCCGCCGTGGCGGACAAATACGTCCAGGGCATCGCCGAGTGGACGAACGGTGACGGCACCACGGAAGTCCGCACGATCCTGCGCGCCGAGAATGGCGGCACGACGTTCCAGCTTTCCGGCCCTGTGCGCGATCTCGCCCCCGGTGCTTCGATCAAACTGATCTACGGCTGCAACCATCGCAGCGGCACCCCCGCCCAACCCGATGGCGACTGTGGCCCCCTGCACGCAAACGTGCAGAACTTCGGCGGTCAGGAGTATATCCCGTTCAAGAGCCCCTTCGGCACGCTGTCGAATCCGTTCTATTGATATTCACCCCTATTGTGATATTCACACGCCATGGCCTTCCTCGCTCTCCTGGCAATTTTCCTCGTGCTGCAGGTGGTGTCCTACCTCCTGATGCCCAAGCCCAAGGTGCCGAAGCCTGAGGCCGCCAAGGATATGGACAACCCCACAGCAGAAGCCGGCCGGGAAATCCCGGTCGTGTTCGGCACCGTCACGATCAAGGGACTGAACATCCTCGACTACGGCGACAAGTCGATCAGCACCTTCCAGGTGGATGCGTGATCATAACCATCGCCGATGTGCGCGAGTCCGGCATCTGTGCAGCAGGTGCGCGCCGATGGTTCGATGCCTACGGGTTCGACTTTCGAGATTTCATGCAAAACGGCATCGATTCGGCGACGCTGCTGGCAACCGGTGACGCCTACGCGCACCGAGTGGTGGCGATGAAGCAGGAGCGCCCCGATGGGTAAGGGCAGCAGCGGTGCGAAGCAGATCGTCAACCGCTACTTCATGTCATGCCACTTCGGCATCGCAGCGGCACTAGACGGGATCACCGACATCTTCGTCGGTGAGAAGAGCGCATGGACGGGCCGCGTCACCGCCGAGGGTTCGATTCCCATCAACATGCAAAACCTCTTCGGCGGTGACAAGAAGGAGGGGGGCGTCCAGGGCATTGCCTACTACCTGCCGGGAGGCCCGACACAAGTGCTGCCCGACGACCTCGCCGCCCGCCGCGGGTTGACCGGAAGCACTCACCCGGCCTACCGCGGCCTGTCGTCGATATATTTTGTCGGCCAATTGGCGTCCTCCGTCACCACGGCGCTCGGCAATGTGCTCTTGGCGGGACGAAGCCGAACGGGTTTCTATTGGGGCGCGACCCCGTATTTGCAGCAGGTCTGGATACGGGGCTGGCGGTCGCCGAAGGGCCTCGACTCAGCATATGCGATGATCGGCAACCGGCTGAGGGTCTCGCTGACCGGCTACGCCGTGACGATCAGCGAGACCACCGTCACCGTTACTGATGGGCGTACCACCACGGTCGGCGCGCACTCGGTCAACGTCAGCGTGGCAAACGTCACCCACGTCAAGACGATCGTCATTGACGGTCTGACGATCGTCATTCAACCGTGGGTGGACGACGGGTATGGCAACCACCTGAGCGGCACCACCGTTTCGGTCGAGAGCAGCACCGGCGTTCTCGCCCACGGCAGCATTCGATTGGCAGGCGTCGAAGTCAACATCAACGGCGCGACGACGACGGTCGCGATGGGTAACGATGGCCAGGACGCGAACCCCGCGCACATCATTTATGAGTGCATGACCGATGACAAGTTCGGCATGGGCGAGAGCACCGCGCTGATGGACATAGAGGGCTTCCAGGCGTGCGGGGTGACGCTCTACCACGAGGCGTTTGGTATGTCGCTGCAGTGGACCCGCGAAAGCCCGATCGAGGACTTCATCAAGGAAATCCTCGATCACATCCAGGCCACGGTTTACATCGACGCCGAGAGCGGCAAGTGGACGATGAAGCTATTTCGCGACGACTACAACGAAACGACGCTCCCGCTCATCACGTCCGACAATGCAGTGCTCGACAACTTTCAGCGCAAGTTGTGGGGCGAAACGGTCAACGAGATTTCGGTAACCTGGACGAATCCTGTGAATGAACAGGAGGAAACGGTGACGCAGCAGGATCTCGGCAACATCGTCGCGCAGGGTGCCACGGTGTCGGGAAGCCGCAACTACTATGGGGTACGTCGCGCCGAACTCGCGCAGCAACTCGCAGTGCGCGACGTGCAGCAATCGGCTGCCCCGCTCGCCAGCATGGACGCGATGCTCGACCGCACGATGTGGGATCTGCGCCCCGGCAGCGTCGTTCGTGTCACCTGGCCCGAGTACGAGATCGAAAACATGGTGGCGCGGGTCATGAATCTCGACCCCGGCAACGTCGGCGCCCCCGAGATCGTGGTGAGTCTGCTCGAAGACATCTTCGAGTTCAACGATGGCGGCGCCGGCACGCCCGCCAGCAGCGGGTTTGGCGCCGATGCCGCCGACCCTGTGGCGCTTGATCACGTCCGGATCATCACCGCACCGGCGTACCTCACGTCGCGGCGTTTCGACACGACGAACCTGCACTACCCCGAGGTCTACGCCGCCGTACTCGCCGGCACGTCGCAAGCGAGCGCGACCGCTTACGAAATGGTCGGCCAAGTCGCGCTGCCGAACAGCACGATCGCTTCGCAGGAGCGCGGAACGCGGGGACTGCTCGGCTACGCAACGCTTCAGACTGCCCTGGTTGAAGAGGACGCAAGCGTGGTCGCCACGTTCGGCGCGATCACCAACGGCACCGGCCCGAACGTGGCCGGTCTGGTGTTCATCGGCGACGGCACCGAGCGCACCATGGAAATCGCGCTGATCTACTCGGTCGCCGATGCGGGCTGGACGCTGTGGCGGGGCGTGCTCGATACGGTGCCGAGGGCCTGGCCGGTAGGAACAAGCATCTGGTTCTTCGACGTGCGCAACGAGTTCTTCGACACCGCCATTCACTCCGATGGGGAAACTGCCTCGTACAAGCTGCTCGCGATCACCGCGAAAGCGAAAATGCCGGTCGACACAGCAGCGGTGACGGCCGCGGTTCTCACCGCGCGCCCACATCTGCCCAATCGACCAGCGAACGTGAAGATCAACGGTGTGGCGTTCGGGCCGGTCGATGTCAGCGGGCTGGGCCTGACCACCATTCCCATCGCATGGTCGAACCGTAACCGCACCATGGAAGACTCGGTGATCTTGAAGTGGTCGGACGCCACGGTAACGCCGGAATCAGGGCAGACCACCACTATCCAGGTGACCAAGACCTCGGACGGGGCCGTGCTAGCCACTTATTCGGGCATCAGCGGAACCATGTATAGCCTGCCGGTGAGTGCGTTCGGCGCAGAGGTGGACGGTGACGTGTCGATCTGGTCGGAGCGCGACGGACTTGTTTCGCTGCAGACGGTGGTGCGCCGCGTCCGAGTCGGATCGTCAAGCACGCCTGTTGGAACGCCCGGTATTCCGACTGACATTCCGCCAGTCTACACCGGCACGTTCCCGCCCGAGTGGTTTCACATTGACTTTGGCTTCCTCTCATCGATCTAAGCCGGTTGACGCAGTCACGTATAAACTGATAGGGGAACATTCACCCCTAACGTGAGTTTCCCCCTTATGGCCGATCCCGTCCTGGTAGACGAGAGCCCACTACTCGACCAGTTGTGGGCGGGCGTTCGTCAAGTAGCGCCCGTAGTCGGCACCTTTCTGATCGCGAAGGGGTACATCGACAACACCACACTGGCGGTTCTGGCCGGGGTCGGCACAGTTGCCTGGCCGATCGTGGCCGGTCAGATCAAGGTGCGCGAGCGACATTGTGCGTTGGCGCGCGCTGCCGCCGACCCCAAGGTGGACTCGGTGCAGTTCAAGGCGTCTTCGGGTGGCTGAGCCCGCTCGCCGTCTTAAAGGCCCCGCCCTGGCGGCGCTGATTGCCTCTGTCGTTGCAGCCGCAGCGCCGGTGCTGACCGAGCCCAATGAGGGCTACCGCGGCAAAGCGTATCGAGATCCGGCCCGCTACCTGACGCAATGCTACGGCGAGCGGCAGGTCGACCCCAGCACGGTCTACTCACAGTCGCAGTGCGCGACCAAGCTGCGGCTGCGCATGGCGCGTGACTTCGGGCCTGGATTGGTGCGCTGCGTGCCCGACCTCGCCAACCCCGCCTACAAGTTGGCGTTCGGGGCATTGCTCGACAGCGCATACAACGCCGGTGTCGGCGGAGCCTGTGGGTCTCCCATGGCCCGCGAGTTTCGCGCCGGCCGCTGGTCCGATGGTTGCCGCGTGTTCGTGGGCTGGCGCGAAACTGCGCGAGGGACGCGCTACACAGGTCTCGTGAGGCGCCGCCGTGAAGAAGCGGTCTACTGCTTGACGGGGAAGCGAGCATGAACCCGATCCCGCTGCCATGGATGCTCGGCGGAACGCTCGCGCTCGCTCTGCTCGGCGGGCTCGGCGGCTACCATCTTGGCGCCAAAGTCACCGAGGCCGACTTCCTGCGAGCCGAACTCAAGGACGCCAAGGATGCCGACAAGCGTCTCGGCGATGCCAAGGCGGGCGATGCACAGGCGGCGGTCGCCGAAGTCGCTCGCCAAACCACCATTCGGGAGATCACCCGTGAAGTTCCACAAATCATCGATCGGCCTGTTTACCGCAATGTCTGCGTTGATGCTGACGGGTTGCGCCTTCTCAGTCGAGCGGTCGAAGCCGCGAACGGCGGATCTGCCACCGTCAGAACTGATGGTGGAGCCGGGCAAGTTCGCCCCGCCCCCGACCACGGTGGACCCGCAGACGCAGCAAGCAACGTCGACGGGCACTGACCTTCTGCCGTGGGGCCTCGATACCCTCGACCTCGGCGGAAAAACGCGCGCGACGCTGATCCGGCTTCAAGATTGGGTGCGCCGCATCTACGGGGTCAAGACGAAGTGAGCACACTGGAAGCGGTTGCCGGCATCGCCAACGAAGCGCGCACCCTCGCCAACGCGGCGAAGGGTGAGATTTCATCCCACGAAGCGGTATGTGCCGAGCGTTATACGAACATCAATCAGCAACTCGGGTGGATCTGGAAAATTCTCGCATTGGCGGGGGTGAGCCTGCTCGGAATGCTCGGCTTTCTGGCGAAGACCGAGGTCGATAGTCTGAACTCGATGCAGCGGGTGCTCGACGATCGCACGCAGCAGATTCTGATCCAGCAGCATAATGTCAGCCCCCCAAAGCCTTGACCCCAGCCTGCTTGCCCACGCGGCACCAGGACAGCGCCAACATATCGAGGCTGTCATCGAGCACGGTGGCGTCGAACCGGCGGCGCGAGCGACGGGAGTCAACGGGCGGACGATCCGCCGGGCCGTGGCGGCCGTAAGGCGCAAAGCATCAGCCGCCGGGGTAGTGCGGGCGGTTCCCCCACACGTCCGCCGCTGGTTGCTCACCACTGCGCAGGACGACACGCCCGTTCATCCCGAGTTCTGGCGAAACTGGTTGGCCTACGCGGCCCAAGTTGGCGCCGAGATCATGGTGGCCGGCAACACCTATCAGAAGGGTCTGTTCGAGGATCACGCATCACGCTCGGCGGTGTTCGCCGAAGCCGTGCGCGAGTTCATGGTTCACGACAACGTCTCCTGCGGGCCACTGCTCTTCGCCGCCAAGATGAACATCCTGCCGACGGCGGTGCGACCCCTATCGGGGCTGGAAACATACAGCCGGGGCGCGTGGGCGGTCTTCCCGCACCAGAAGGTGCAAATGCTGTCGGTGCCGGCACTTCCCGGCCAACGCCCGGCGCAAGTCGTGACGACCGGCACCTGCACGATCCCGAACTACGTCGAGAAGAAGGCCGGGCTCAAGGCGGAATTCCACCATACGATCGGCGGCGTGATCGTCGAGGTCGACGCCGAGGATCGAGTCTTCTACCGGCACATCATGGCAGCCGGCGACGGCAGCTTCCAGGATCTCGACGCCGTCACCCGCGACGGTCGCGTCTCCTACGGGCACCGCATCGAGGCGATGGGGGCCGG